GATAGCGACAGTCTCCTCGTCGGAGCGGAGAAGGCCGGTCGCCGGGGTGAGCGTGACACCATTGTTGATACCATCATCCGCCTTTGTGATGTAGAGCTGCCCAGTGGTGCGGACTATGAACCGGCTCTTGCACTCGTTCACCACTATCTCCGTGAGCACCTTCTTCAGATTGCCCCGGCAGACGCGGCCCCGCGGGTAGCTGGTGTCGATGGACAACTCACACCTGGCGACCTCTACCCCGAAGATGTTCAACAGGTCGCGGATGATCGCGGATGCCTTCATGTTTTCCGTGTAGGTCTTGTTGACGATCCGCCCCAGGATTTCCTCCGCACAGGGCTGGACGGTCAATGTTGATGTCCAATCCACGTTGCTCTGCTTGTGCTTCAGACCGACCACTTTGCCGACCAGGATGCAGCCAACATTACCCCGGTAGCCGGCGTTCAGAATCACAGGATCATCCTTCTTGATGCCGTTGCGGGTGTTGGCGGAGAGGTTCGTCACGGTCACAGTGGCCACCGGGGGCTCGTCGCTATCCTCAAATGGAACATCAAACGTGAAGTTCATTCCATCCAAGTCGTACTTGTTGCTCCCGATGACCAGCGTGGCCGCCCGTATCCAAAAAGTCATATCACTCCACCTTCCTTTCGTGGAGGTAGAGCTTCACATCCTTCCCGAAGTTCTCCCATGTGACCTGGTCGATGCTTTCGCCGGTGATGCAGGACGGGATGATGACCGGGATCGGGAACCGCTCGTCCTCGACCACGTTGAACAGGGGGCGGCCATAGCGGACGATTTCCCCGAAGGCGAGAACGTTCCCGTTCACGTCATACAGATCAATCGTGAAAAACTCCCCTGTGGCGTTGTACTTGACCGTGAAGGAGTAGGTGCGGTCAGTCAGCTTCACCGAAAAGGTGTATGGCACACGCGATACGTCGATGGCGATATACTGCACATCGGAATTCAGATCTATCAGCTGCAGGGCCATATCCGTCCCCCCTTACACAGCAAGGCCGTCATAGGCCCCGGTCTGCCTCGTCAGCGGCGCGGCGCTGCTGGGCTGCGTGTAAGCCGCACCATGCCGCTCCACGCTGGCCGAGCTTACCGACTGCAAGGAAACCATCGTTAAGCCGGCATTGGCTGTTTTCGCCAGCTGCTGGTCATCGGCCTTCCCATCGTCCTGACTGGTCATGGGCAGTGCGCCATCCATGGGAACGTACTCCGCAGAACTGATCTGCACCTGCTTTAGGGTTGCCGAGAAGGATGCTCCGTTGCTATTCTTAGACGAGCGGTCAAATTTGAGGCTCGTAAAGACAAGGTTAGACATCCTGGTAACTCCGATGTAGGTGATGATGTCCCGCGAGGCTCGCATAGCTTTCAGCGCATTTATCGCGCCGTTGCCGCCGATGATGACGCCGGAAATATTGAGGGTGCCGGATGCGTTGTTCACATGGTCGTTGATTTCGGCCCCGTTCTCAATGGGATTGGAGGTGACGGTGCTGCTATAGCTCTCGCTTTCCTTCTCAACGACACCGTTCTTCAAAGGCTCAAAGCGGACTGTGCCGCCCTTCCTGCTGGTGAGTATATAGGCCATGCCGCCACCTCCAATCAAAATGCGTACTGGTTCTTGAGGGCTGCCCGCTGAAGATCCTCCTCGCGGAACTCATCGTACAGTTCCCTCATCTTGGCCTCAAATTCTGCCATAAGCGAGGCCCTCATTTCTTCCAGGGCCTCGCTGTCCGCGTTGCCCTCAACTGTAATCTGGACCGTGACTGTCGGGGCGAAGGTAGACCCGCCGCCGCCATTCCCGGTAGAGCCGCCGTCCGGCTCAGGGGCGCCGCCGTTGCCGCTGCCATCAACCTGATCAGGATAGCCGCCCTCTCCACCTTCATCCTCGGCATACTGTTCGTAGCCTGTGGGATTGAAATCTTCAACGAGCGGGTTCACGCTATAGGTGATGTCGGAAACAGACGGGGTATTGATGTCCTCAATGATGGGGCTGACCTTGTAAACAGAGTCCCCAACTGCGTTACCGATTTCGCCGATACCCTCTACATCCGGGTATACGCCGTAGGTCATATCGGCAGGGCCGTTCGGCTCGGGGATGTCGATCTCAGGCCCGTCAAGGTTCGTCGGAATTGCTCCCTTGATGTCCTCTGTAACGCCCTTCATGCTGTCAGTGAAGCCACCGCCGAGGCCCAGGGCCATGTTATCGCCGATCTCGGCAAATACTGTGGACGGGCTGTGAATGCCCAGGAAGCCCTTAATGCCGTCCACGATGCCGCTTGCGAAGCCTTTGACCTTATCTGCCACCCAGCTGCCCATGGAGGAAATACCGCTCCACAGGCCCTCCACGATGTGTTTGCCAACATCCAGCACCATGCCGGGTATCTCACCAAACGCACCGAGAATGGCTGCGCCAATCGCCGGGAGCTGCGCCACAAGCTGAGGTATCGCCGAGATGATGCCAGACCCCAACTCCAGGAGCAGGGTCACGCCGGTAGAGACTATGGAGGGGAAGTTTTCGCTCAGAGTGCCGACTATGCCAGTAATGATGGCGGGTATCTGCCCTATCAGCTCAGGCAGCGCCCCTATGATGCCGATGGCCAGCGAGGTAAGTATCTGGACGCCCTGCTCCAGTATCGTGGGCAGGTTTTCCGTGACAAAGCCGCAGATGGATGTGATTACCTCTGGCAGCATTTCGACCAGCATCGGTATTGCGCCAATGATACCGTCTGTCAGTGACAGCAGAATGGCGGAGCCCTGCTCCAGAATGGTGGGCAGGCTCTCTGTCAGAAATCCAAGTATCTGGTCAATTAATTCCGGCAGTTGCCCGATGAGCACAGGAACCGCGCCGATGATGCCGTCCGCCAGACCGCTGATGAGCTGCATCCCCGCATCGATCACCAGCGGAAGATTCTCTACCAGCGCCCCGGCCATGAGCATCACCGTCTCGACCATGGACGGTATCAGCGTGGGGAGCATCCCGCCAAGGCCGGATGCCAGTGACGCAACAATCTGCATCCCAGCACCCACCAGCACGGGGAGGCTGTTCAAAATTCCGTCGCCTAACAGGGTCACTATCTGGATCGCTGCGTCAATGATCAGCGGTGAGTTATCCAGCAGCCCTTGCCCCAGCGCACCGAGTAACTGCATCCCGGCATCAATTGCGGTTGGCAGCATCTCGACGATCATGCCGAGGCCATCACTCAGGATGCCACCGAGAGCGCCCATCGCCCCGGTCAGGCCACCATCCTGGAAAGCTTCTGAGAGTTTTGTTACAGAATCTGTGCCGAACTGCGTAAACTGCCGCAGGGATGGGGTCAGCCCATCCGAGATAACAATTTGAGCGCCCTCCAAGGCGCTCTTGAACAGCGTTATGTCACCGGCCAGGTTGTCAAGCTGGGTATCGGCCATGGCCTGCGCCGCGCCCGATGTGTTGTCAAAGGCGGTTTGCAGATCCCCAAGGTCGCCGCCGAGGGCTTTAACGACATCCTCCTGGGATACGCCAGCGTCTGCGGCCTCCAGAAGTGCATCGGCAAAGGCTTCGGCGTTGCCGCCGGAGGACTTGAGGATGTCAGAGAATGCCTTTTCGCTGATACCGAGCTTGCCGAGGTTGCCCTGCATGGCCGTGAGGTCGATTCCAACATCGGACAGCGAATCGGATAGGCTGCCCATGTTGACCCACGCGCCGTCAATAGCCGCGCCCAGCTCATCGAAGCGTTCTGCGCTGGTGCCGAGCATGGCATTCACGGACTTCAGATCGACCTTATTGAATATCTCGTTGAGCGCCTGAGTCTGCTCCTCCTGTGTCAACGAGGCGAGAGCACCGTTCAGATCGCCGAAGGTCTCGTTCAGTGGACGCAGGTTGCCTTCTGCATCAAACGCATTTACGCCCAATGCTTCCAACTGAGCCGCGGCCTTGTCCGTTGGAGCGGACAGGGAGAGGATCATGTTGCGGAGGGCCGTGCCGCCTTCCGCACCCTTGATACCGTTGTCCGCGAGGACGCCCAGAGCCATACTCAGCTCTGTTGTGCCGCCAGACAGGTTCTTTGCGGTGCCGCCTACTGTGAGGATCGCATCGCCAAGCTGCTGGACGCTGGTGTTGGACTTGGAGCTCGCCGCCGCCATCTTGTCTACAAGGTCAGCGGTTTCTCCCATCGACAGCCCCAGCGCAGACTGGGCGTCCGTCACCATGTCCGACGCGGACGCCAGATCGATGCCGCCCGCCGCTGCCAGGTTCAGCACGTTCGGCAGCATGGTCATGGACTTCTCGGCATCATAGCCGGCCAGGGCCATGTAGTTCAGCGCGTCAGCCGCTTCGGAGGCGGAGAACGCGGTGTTTGCGCCCATCTCCTGTGCAAACTCTCGAAGCTGGCTGAAGTTCTGGCTCGCCTCAGAGGTGGCATCGTTTAGCTCTGCCACAGAGTAGCCCATCGTAGCGGCTACCTGGGACATAGACGAATCGAAGGCCATCCCCGTGTTGACGGAGGCGGCAGCGAAGCCACCAACGGCTACAGTAGCGGCAGTCAGACCGATTGCCGCCGCTTTACCAATGCCTTTTAGGATGTCGCCCAGCTTTTCAAATTTGCCGCCGGTCTTCTCCGCCGCGTCGCCCCGATTCTCAACATCCGGTCTGGCAC